TAATAAGATACTAGCTATCAAACGAACTAAGTACATAGACAAGACTCAATACTACGCACAGTATTACCAGCAAGCTAACTCAGATGAGAGTAATCGTTTGAGTCGTGATAACTTTCAATACTTTGAACAGAAGTACATAGCCTGTGATAATGGGCAGTGGTCATTCAAGGGTAAGAAGTTAAACATCTATGCAGGTATTGACTTTGCATTCTCCTTAAGCAAGAAAGCGGATTATACTGCTATCGTTGTTATCGGGATAGATTCAGATGGTTACATCTATGTATTAGATATAGCTCGCTTCAAGTCAGACAAGATACAAGGTTACTATGATGAGATCATGGAGCTACACGCTAAGTGGCAGTTCAAGAAGATGAGGGCTGAGGTATCAGTTGCTCAACAGATTATCGTAAACGACATCAAGGATATGTTCAGGGCTAACGGTCAGACGATTGTAGTTGATGAGTATCGTCCATCACGTCATGAAGGTTCTAAGTTAGAACGGATGGCAGCTACGTTAGAACCAAGATATGAGAACAATACAATATGGCATTACAAGGGTGGTTGGACTTCTATCTTAGAAGAGGAGCTAGTGTTAGCTCGTCCCCCTCATGATGATATAAAGGATTGCCTTGCATCTGTTATCGCTATTGCAGTAGCTCCTCGGAGAGCACGTATGGATAGTGGAACCAGACATAACGTAGTACAAATTAACAGCCGATTCGGCGGGGTAGCATTTAGATGACAGGTCAAGCACTACAAATTGAAGATATCATCGGTTCTGAATCACTAGCTGAACAGATATCGATGAACTGGTCTACACTTAATAACCAACGTATTCCATGGGTATCAGAGAAGAGAGAGTTACGTGATTACGTATTCGCTACTGATACTACTACAACAACCAATCAAGATAGTGGATGGAAGAATAGTACAACACTTCCTAAGCTATGTTCGATACGAGACAACTTACATTCAAACTATATTGCAGCTGCATTCCCAAATGATAACTGGCTACAATGGGAGGCATATACAAGTGAAGACAACGAAGCAAACAAACGTACAGCAATCCAAGCCTATATGTCCAACAAGGTTCGAGAGGGTAACAGCCGTACTGTCATTTCTCAATTGCTATATGATTACATTGACTACGGTAATGCCTTCGCTGATGTAGAGTATGTTAACGAGACTAAGTTAGATGAACAAACACTAGAAGTAGTACCCGGATTTATTGGGCCACGTATTGTTCGTATCAGTCCACTTGATATCGTGTTCAACCCAACAGCTTCTCGCTTTGAAGATAGCTACAAGATCGTACGAAGCCTCAAGAGCTTAGGTGATCTAGCTCGTGATGTAGAGGATAGACCTGAAGAAGCAATGCTACAGGAAGCCTTAGACAAAGCCTTAGAGACACGTAGTAAGTTAGGTGGTATTGATCATGCAGATTTTGATAAGTCAGCAGGGTATACAGTAGATGGCTTTGGTAACTTACGAGAGTATTACCAATCAGGCTACGTAGAGATACTACGCTTCGAAGGAGATATCTTTGATAATGTTAGTGGTACTTTACATCGTAATCGACGCATTACTATTATTGATAGGGCGTACGTATTATCTAACGATCCCTTACCTTCTTGGTCTATTGGATCAAACATACGACACGTGGGTTGGAGACTTCGTCCTGACAATCTATATGCAATGGGCCCACTGGATAATCTAGTTGGTATGCAATATCGTATTGATCACCTTGAGAATCTTAAGGCTGATATCTTTGATATGATTGCAGCTCCACCATTAGTTATTAAGGGTGATGTTGATCCATTTACTTGGGGGCCATACGAACAAATACACATTGATGGTGATGGTAGTGTTACATCATTAGCTCCACCAAGCCAAGCACTACAAGCTGATCTTCAGATTCAAACATTAGAAGCTAAGATGGAAGAGTTTGCAGGAGCACCTAAGAATGCAATGGGAGTACGAACTCCGGGGGAGAAGACAGCCTTTGAAGTGCAGTCCTTACAGAATGCATCAGGTCGTATCTTCCAAGAGAAGATTACAAACTTCGAGATCATGTTACTTGAACCATTACTTAATGATATGTTAGAGTTAGCAGTACGTCACTTAGATACGAACGATATCGTACGTGTGATGGATGATGATCTAGGTGTAGCAGAGTTCTTAAACATAACCAAGGCTGATATCACAGCTAAGGGTAAGTTAAGACCTGTTGGTGCTAGACACTTCGCAGCTCAAGCTCAACTAGTACAGAACCTTACAGGGCTTCTAGGTGGTGCATTGGGTGGCATAGTTCAACCACACGTATCAGGTAAGAAGTTGTCAACTCTAGTAGAGGGTGCATTGAACTTAGAAAGGTTCTCATTATTCTCACCTAACGTTAAGATATTCGAGGATCAAGAAACACAAGAGCTTATGAATCAAGCACAAGAGGATGTAGCTGTTAATCAAGCTACCCCTATAGAAGAGGAGGGTATCCCTTTTGAAGAGTAAGTTTATCAGTGGCATACCGAAAGAGGAACAGGAAGAACTAGAAGAGTTGTTCAGGTTAGCTCGGCCAGTACGTGAGAGATTATCGACGCTTATGGAGAAGAAGGCTAAGGCTGCTAATTCGAATATGAAGGATCAGTATGAGTCAGCTTCATGGGCATACAAACAAGCAGACTTGAATGGTTACTTACGAGCCATCAAAGATTTACTAACTTATTTAGAGGATTAACCTTATGACAGATTCAGTATTCGCACCAGCTACCCCTGATGTGACACCTGTAGTAGCACCAGTAGAAGCCCCAGTTGCTCCTGCTCCGGTAGCTACACCCGATACATTGTTCGCTGACCAGCTTGCAGGTATCAAAAACCCTGATGGATTACAGAAGTATGCTAGTGTAGGTGATGCCCTTACAGGCGCTGCTAACGCACAAACATATATCGCACAGTTACAAGAACAGTTAGCTACTGCTCAAGCCGCTGCCGATAAAGCTGTTAACCAACAGGAAATAATGGACGCACTGAAACCAACTACGCCAGAGACAGTAATACCTGCTGTTACAGGATTAGGGGAAGAGGATGCAGCCGCGCTATTCGCTAAACTAATGAACGATCAGAAAGTACAAACGACAAATGAATCTAACGAACGTGATGTGTCGAGTGCTGTGATCGCTCAGTACGGCGACAAAGCAAAAGAGGTAATGGTAGCTAAGGCTGCCCAGTTAGGAGTTACAATGGAATATCTCCAAGATGTTTCACGTACCTCACCAGCAGCAGCAAAACAGCTACTAGGACTTAGCTCAACCGCTCCTACGGCCTTACCGACGGGTGGTAGTATCAACCCTACGGCCTTGCAACAACAGGTGCCTGACGCTCCTGCCAGAACCTTCAAGATGACGGGCCATGGCTCGAAAGATCTGATGGCTGAGTGGAATCGTAATGCAGCTATTGTAGCAGCAAAATATAAATAAACTGTAACACAAACTAAACTTTAAAAAGGTAATTAATTATGTCTCATGCTATGACTCAAAACTCTGCAAACTCAGCTGCTTTTATCGAAGCTGAAGTGTATTCTCAGTTCATGTTGGATAACCTAGATGATGGTTTCCTTCCTACTCAGTTCTATCGTAACGTGTCAGACTTCAATAGTGGTTCTACTTTAAACATTAAGACCATCGGTACTGTAGCGCTACAAGAAGTTGCTGAGGGAACTCCTTTAATCTACAACCCAATTGATACTGGTAACGTTCAATTATCTATCAGTGATTACGCTGGTGATGCTTGGGCTATCTCTGACATCCTTCGTCAAGACGGTGCTCAAGTTGAACAGCTAATGGCTTCTCGTGCAATGGAAAGTACTCGTGCATTCCAAGTTGATGCTGAGTCTCGTTTCCTACGTACTTCTGCTCAAGCTGTTACAGATACTAACACTATCAACGGTTTCGCTCACAACTATGTAGCTACTGGTACTAACAGTACTCTTATCCTAGCTGACATCATCTCTATGGGTCTTGCTTTTGATAAAGCTAACGTACCTACTGTAGGTCGTGTAATGGTTGTTGATCCAGTTGTTGCTGCTACTATGCAGTTGTTCTTCACTGCTAACTACCAAGCTAACAGCTCTCCTAAGTTCACTTCTATGCTAGAGTCTAGCTTCGTGAATGAGGGTCGCTTCGTAACTAACTTGTACGGTTTCGATATCTACACTTCTAACCGTCTACACATCGTAGAAGCTGGTGAGACTTCTGAAGGTTCTACTGGTCAGGTTGCTAACATCGCAATGTGTGTTGCTGATGATAACTGTAAGCCTCTTATGTATGCTTCTCGTCAGGCTCCAATGGCTGAGACTTCACGTAACAAGGACTTGCGTCAAGATGAGTTCATCGTAACAGCTCGTGATGGCTTCGGCATCCAGCGTAACGATACCATCGGTGTTATCTTCACTTCAGCTACTGCAACTAGCTAATAGTATAGGGGACTTAATTGTCCCTTACTTATACAACTTATTCTAATTTTTAAAAAGGTAATAATTATATGTCTTACTCTCAAAATGCAAACGGCCTTGGTGTTCGTCAAACTTTCGGTGCTGCTGAACGTGGTGATACTATCGTAGCTGGTGGTTACATTTCAGCTGGCCCATTACAAACTGTCATAATCGCTTTCGACTTCGAAGATCTTCAAGAAGATTTCTTAGATGTCTTCCTTCCTGCTGGTGCTCAGATTGTAGAAGCGTCTCTGTACCAAGAGATAGGTTTCGCATCTGCTGGCGCTGCTGTTCTAGAGCTCGGTACAAAGGGCTCTGAAGCTACTAACGGTATCTCATGGCCTGTAGGTGGTTTAGGTAATGATAACTCTGTAGTAGCTGGCGATGCTGCTGTTGGTACTTGGGTTGCCCCACTTCTTGCTGACACCGCTATTGGTTTGACTGACAGTGTTGCTGATATGGGAATTGGTAAAGGAAAGATCACTCTTACTTACCGCGTTTAGATAATAGAGCCCGCCTAGTATAATGCTAGAGCGGGCTTTCTTGGTTTACTGATATAAGGAAAAAGTATTATGCAAGACACCTCAGTAACAGTACAAGGATCTCAGATAGGGCAAGCATCTAGACACTATAACTTAGGCGGAACTGAAACTACATTGATTCCGGTAGCTGATGCAACAGGAACACCCTTCGAGTCTGAAGAAGTATCCGGTACAACAGAACGATCTTACTTCACAGTATTGTTATGGAATGCAGGAGCTCCACTTACAACAGATACAGGTACTATAACGATACAAGGTAGAGCCTCTACGGATTCTCACTGGCAGGACATTAATAACGGTTCATTCAATGCATCTACTCTAAGTGATGCTACTCGTGTACAACCAGCAGCCTCTGGCCCTATGCGTCAATGGCGATTACTATTAGCAGGAACTACAACAGCTACACACGTATCGGCTTTTGTAGATAAATATGTATAACACAGCGGCAGCAAGTCTGCCCATAGGATCACCACCTCTGTTTGGTATAGCCTCAGTTGGTGGAGGAGGAGGCACACGTGAATTCTTCTACAACGAGGGTCTTGTTAATAACATGATAATCCCCAAGATTCCTTTGACTGAGAACTACAATATCACATTTGATATATGGCACCCAAATGTTATTGGTGCATCTCAGATCATACTTAGTGATGATGTAGCTCTTAATGAGTACATCTTCCTGAGTACTAACGGAAGGATAACAGTATCAACTTCTGGTGGTGCTGTAGAATTGGACGGTGCGGTGCTGAGTGCTGAGTATACCACAATCAGAGTCCTGAAGGCAGAAGGAACTTTGCGAATCGAGAGTACGGCGAGTGGCGGTATATCCAACCAAGATAACGTAGCTCAGATATCTAAGTTAGGTATTAGAAAGATCGGAAGATACAGTTCTGACAGTCTTAGGTTTGTCGGTGTTCTAGCTAATATGCATGTTGAGGATCTTACGATAAGTAAAGATTACTTCTATGCTATGGATGATGGACACAGCAATGACTCACTTACCCTCTTGGATACGGGATCAACAGGCGAGGCATGGCATGGGGGCTATCAGGGAGAGGCTCACAACTGGGGGACATTCACACAAGATGAGGATGGTGATTGGGCTGGCGAGAACTTACCTACTCCTAGATCATGGCCATCAGATAAAGTCACAATGGTGGTAGTATGATAAACAATTGCAGTATAACGGAGATACCTTCAGGGCCGTGTATAAGCTGCTCTGAGGTGATCTATGAGGGAAGAGCTATGATGCTACTACCCTACTATGTAGAGGGTGCTGTAGCGTATCCTACGGTCGCTGAGGTGCATATATTACATGCTGCCTCTGACGCTAATCAAATTGAAGGACTCGACGTATACTTAAACAGAGGTAAACGGGATGGCTTATAATTGGCAAAACGGTATAACTAAAACGCAGGAAACAACTCTAGAGCATATAGAATATATAGAGGATATAGGCAGAGTTGTAACTGATGTACCTTTGCAAACAACATTGAACAGCTTCTATATTGGTGGACAGCATGCTATATCATCTGGTGGTGATAACGTATTCCTGACTAACCAATCCACAGATATTGCCTACCAAGGCACCAGAGCAGGTATACGTCGTCAATCAGATGCTGTTAACCAAGACTCTGGTGGTATCATTAGAGCCAGCACAAGACGCTACGGCGATAACCTGATACTGATAGAGACAGTTGGGCCTGAGCATGAAAGTGTTGTTCGTACAGATATAGGTATCTTTACGTTCCCATTTAACATGTCTGTTCATGGTATCGAACTTATCGCTGGGGAGGATATAGCTTCAACGGATGTGATCAGTTGGAACATCTATAATGAGACTAGATCAGAAGGGATTCAATTATATCAACAGCTGCTAACAGGGAGAGCTTATGCAGAAGGAGATCGTATTACATGGTGGTTCGATCATCCTATTGAGATGGACGCAGGAAGTGTAGTAGATAGAGAGACAGTTGTTACCAACACTGATGGCGAGGAGCATCAGCTTCTTGCAAGAGCAGCTGCTGGTGATACAGATGCTGTATATACAATACTGAAGTTTCGTACGTATACAGATGAGATGTTGGCAGAGGATGTAGAAACAAAAACTAGGATAGGGGAATCAGAGTTTACAATGCAGGCACTTATTGCAAGCTATCATCCAGAGATTCCAGAAAGATTAACCATCCATCGAAGAGATGGCAATATGATACAGACCAGAGATGGTGAAGATGTCATATGGGACTTATCAGATTAAAATTGGAGAATAGATTATGGTAGACAAGGTTGTAGGTTCAATAGTAACAGATGTACAAGCTGGTGATTTACTGTTTGTAGATCGTGCAGGACAACTAAGAGAGATGGAGGTTGCAACATTAGGCATAGACCACATCACATTAACAGAGGACGTGGGTGGAGATAAGACTTACACATTATACCGTTCAAGCGATTCCAGTGTTGTATTCGGAACTATCGTAGTAAGAGATGGCGCTGATGGTTCAGGTTCAACATGGCCTGATTACAACAACTTAACACCTTACGGAATAACTGAGGTAGTTGTAGATGATGATGAGCGAGTATATCGTTGCGCTATCAATGGTACTGTTGGTATCAAACCTCAAGTAGGTGGAGTTGTTGATCCTGCTTGGGAGTTGATCAATGTTGGTGGCTTAGCAGTTGCACACGATCCAACACAGAGTTATGGTCTGGGTGATATAGTACTATTGAATAATAAACTGTATGCCCCTTCGTTCCCTATTGTAGCTAGTATACCACTACCTGTACCCTTTGTTGAGGGACGTGCTCAGGATGAATGGTACAACGTAGCAGAGGGGCCAACTGCACCCTTTGATACTGCTGGTATATATGCAATGCATGATGTTGTACGACAAGGTGGTGCTTGGTACCAAGCTAACGGGCCTATGGACGGTACTACAGTTCCTCTTATATTTAATATAGGTGTATTAGCAACAGACTTCAGATCAGTTGGTACTCCGCTAGACGGAAGCTTAGTACAAGGCTTCTTCGATTACAACGATACAGCAACAGCTACAACACCTGTTACAGTGACAGGCGGCGGTAGTGCATACTTAACCAACGATGAGGCTGGTGCGTTCACCAGTAAGACCTACGCACCTTCTGGTGTGACAGATGTGTGGATAGCTGGAGCTACTAACGAGTTTGATTGGTCAGAACTGTCACTAGGTGATACCTTGGATATACGTTTAGATGTTGAGATAGATGTACAATCCGTTAACACAGAGGTTAACATAGTGTTAGAATTAGCTGGTGGAGCTTATACTATCGGCTGGCTTAACCCCATTAACTACAAGAATATAGGTGTGGAAAAGGTTATGTGCTTTAATAGCATATACATGGGAGATACCAGCACCCTTAACGGAGCAGCTAAGTTCCAAGTCTCTGCTGATAAGACTTGTGATGTCAAGGTTAATGGGTGGTATGTACGTATATTCAAATAAAGTTGAAAATAAATTGAACTTAATGGAATATTAGTTGTCTAATTAATCATACAGCCTCAATCATACTAACTTCTTCCTTATTTATTTTAATATAAAGAAGCAGTATGATAAGAGGCTTATTACTTATAAGGATCAATAATGACACACACATTACTACTAATAGTACAAAGTATATTAAACGATATGGAAGGTGATGAGGTTGGTAGTATCTCTGATACTATTGAATCCTTACAAGTTGCTGAGATAGTTCGTTCAACGTATCAATTTCTGTCGTCTAATAAAGAATGGGCATATCAAAAGAAGTTGTTTGAACTAAATGCTTCTGGTGATAGTTTATTACCTTGCGTTATGTATATACCTGATACCATTAAGAAGGTTGAGATCATTAACTATGATAGACGACCTCTTGGTGTTAACCGTTTAGACTTCCAAGAAGTTAGGTATATAGAACCTGAATACTTCATAGCACGTATGAATAAGTTTGACTCTGAAGATGCAGATACTGTAACAATGGAAGTTGATGGTGTATCTGTTCTTGTACGTAAAACAGGTGCTCCTAAGTATTACACATCGTTCTCTGAGGATACGTTAGTATTTGATTCGTACGATGAAGAAACACAAAGCACATTGGTTCAAGTTCGTACTCAATGTATTGGCTATGAACAGAATACGTTTAGTATGACTGATGGCTTCACACCCTCTATGCCTGATGAAGCATTCATCTTATTGGTTGAAGAGGCGAAGAGTGCATGTAGTTTAAAGCTACGACAAGTACAAGATGCTAAAGCAGAACAAAGAAGTCAATCCCAACAGAGATGGATATCACAGAATGATTGGAAAGTAGGTGGTGGTGTACGTTACCAAAACTATGGTCGGGGCTCCCGAAAGAGTTACTCACCATCTATTTACCGATCTCCACTGTTCCCTAATACAACTGGTCACTAGGAGATACACATATGTCTAAAGAAACTAAAGAGTTAAAAGTACGTAACGCACCATACGGTTCACTGAAGGTAGTTTACTTTGAGGGTGGGGGTGAGGTACCTGCTGCGCTTAACGGTCAGTACACGAGCGTACCTGAAGCTGAGAAGGCTATTATAAAGTATCTAGGGGAGAAGATTGATGTCGCAAAGTCAAGCAAACGTGGAACTAAAGAGCTTTAGTAAGGGTCTTGTTACTGAGGTGAATCCTTTAAGTGGAGACATCTCAACTGCCAGTGCGCTAGAAAACTGGGTACTACATACAGATGGTTCTATTGAAGCTCGCAATGAGTACACCTTTAGACAGTCAGCTGTTAGTACCAGAGATATGACTGATACATTTCAACCTCATCTTTATATATGGGAGAATCCTTCCGAGTCAACACAACCTTTGTTATGTGTATTCATGCAGCTAAGGGCTGACTTCTACGAATACAACAAGGATACTGGTATAGGTGCTCTTGTGTATTCATACTTCGGCACTGATGTACGATTACCTATAAGTGTTACAGAGGCTTCTGGTTTATTAATAGCAACAGCTCAGGGTGCTGGTGCATCTCATGGTGATACACACGTTTTAACATGGGATCGTTTAGGGCCAACATCATTCACTCGTGACTTCAAAACTATTCTGATCAATGACTTGTTCGGTATAGATGATGGTTTAGATAATGATGAGCCATTACCTAACACATTCAGTGAGGGTCTTTTCTACGTAAGTGACAGTGTTTCTGAACACGAACAAGTATCTAAATATAATTACAACATGCTTAACGGTGGTTGGACATTAGATACACTTACCTCGTTGGTTCGTACTGGCGTAGAAGGTACAAAGTCTCTGACTATGTCTAGTGGTTTGAATGCTGCTAATCAGTTCGACTATACGTTAGCTGGTGACAGTGCTAAGTTGTACGGTACTGGTCGATCACCTTTTGGTAAGGTTAAGATTAACGTAACAAAGCGTGGAGCTAGTCGTGATTCATATATGGGAACAGTTCCTAGTTCCTCACAAGTCTATACTGTAGTAGAACGGAACGCACTTCCTGTTGGCTCACCTATCTCTACTGTATCATATACAAACTCACATACAATAGTTGATGCAAGTCAATCAGGTCGCTTTATCACACAAGCACATGAAGGACGAGTCTTCTATATAGGTGTTGGTTTCGGTGTTACAGATGGTGACGCCCTTAGTCCAGATTTAAATACGATGTTATTATATTCTCAATCTATTGTGGATCATACATCTATTGTTAAGTGTCACTCTCATAATGACTTAACAGCTGCTGAGGCTAACTCTGTTCTTGCAACAGACGGTGGTTTCGTATCATTACCTAATATCGGTTTAGCTCACGGTATGAGATCAGTAGGTAATAAGTTATTAATATTCTCATCCACTGGTGTGTGGGAGATAAGTTCTGATACAATCTTCAAGTCAACTGATTACTCGGTACGACGTATATCTACTGAGGAAGTTATTGACATGCTAAGTGTCGTCTTAGTAGAGGGTAACATTATGTATTGGGCTAAGTCTGGTATCAAGATGTTAGTACCTGATGAGAGAACAGGACGCCTAGCTGAACAAACAGTGTCAGGTAATATCGATTCATTGTATAGAACATTAGTAGATGTTACTATATATGCAGCTGGTTATGATGCGGTTCAAGGTTATGCTAAGTGGATATACTTGGTGTCTGGTGAGACAGAGTATAAAGAATTACACTTGAACGTTAAGTTAGGTGCATTCGTTACAGCTACTATAGGATCAGGTAACTTAGATGCAGCTACAGATATCCCTCTGATATATATACCTACTAAGTTACAAAGCACTGACGGTGACAGTAACATGGATATACAGACATTCAACTCAGCTTTTAATCAGTTTCGTACATACATTACTGATGGTAACAAGGCTCATGCTAGTATGACTACTAACATAAGTACATTCGGTGATGGTAGTAAGCGTAAGCAAGCAACCTTCTTGAATATGTACTTCAGACAGACGGAACGCAGTGTTGGGGAATTTGGGTTAGAGGATCAATCTAGTTGTTTGACTCGTGTGGCTTG